TTATGCAATGAGTAAGTATAGTATGGAACAAATTGCTCCTGCAAATAGTTTAGGTATGAGATTTACTACTGTATATGGACCTGGTGCAAGAGATACTATGTTGATACCAAGAATATTAAGAAATGATGTACCGTATGTTAATACAAATCATAGTAGAGATTTTATACACGTATATGATATTTGTTCAGCTATTGAATCTATATTAAGACAAAAATCAATCACAGCATTTCCAGAAAAGACAGGTGTAATAGATATAGGTACAGGCACTACACATAAGTTAACTGATATAATGGACTACTTTGGAATTACTACTGAAAAAAAAGTTGGTGGAGATAATGAAAGACTTGATAACAAAGCAAACATAGACGCAATGACAAGTTATGGTTGGGAACCTCAATACGAACTAAAGAAGTATATAGAAAAAAATAGGAGAACAAATTAATGATATCAAAAGAAAATTATATAATAGCATATTTCATAGACAATGCAAGAAAAAATATTGAGATTTTATTAAAAGGTGATAAAAAAGTTTATTCACATATAATGGAATATGATACTAAGCATCCAGATTGCCAAGAGTTGTTAAAGGTATGTACTTTAGACCAACTTCACGAAAATACACATACAAGGTTGCAAGAACAAAAAAGAGAATTTGAAGCAACGGCAATGGGAATTGCTAAAAAAAGTGGAATATTATTTGATGAAAAAAAAGTAGGTACAAAATTTTATCCTGTACTTGTTAAAGCAATCTTTAATGATGTAGAAAATGAAGACCATTTATTTGCTTTAAAACTAGCATTGTTTGAAGTAGAAAAAATTAGAAACTCAAAAGATAATGAAAGTAAAAAGAAATTAAGACAAGCTAAAAATAAAATTGAGGTGTTAAAGATTGCTTTTGATTTAATGAGTTAATATGAATATAGTATGTACTGGTAAACCAGGCGATGGATTATTACGTTATAGTTATGAACATTGTTGTTATTTAAATTCTGTTGGAATTAAAAGTCAAGTAGTTATTATACCCAATCCTAAACACACCAAAGAAGATTATATAAAAGCAATTAAAGACCAATATACGACTTATGAAAATATTGTCTTTAACCATTACACACCAGCTACAGATGAATTAACTTTAGTACTAGGTAGAAGTATGATAACTTTAGCTTACCTAGACAAACACAACTATACTAAAGACCAATTATTAACTTTACATTTACTATTCAGTAATAATGTAATAGCACTTTATTCAGAAAATCATCCTAAAGAATATCCTTTAGCATTAAAATATTTTAAAACTAAAAAGGTTTATGACTTATGCGACCACGAAGTCTATCCTAATGGTGTTGGTACACAATATGAAAAGATAATTAACTTTGAAGTTTATAAACCTGTGAAAGATGATATTCAATTTAGATATTTATTTTTAGGAACAAACGAAATATATTATAAGGAACTTGAAAAAGTAATTGACAAGTATCCTGACCACGGCATTATAACTTATAATGAGAAGTGGATTAATCCTAAATTAAATAATCTATTTGCCCCTATATCAAATATACTAGGCAAATTTGAAACCTATGTATATACAAAACCTAATTTTGATCCTGCACCTAGACTCTTTGTAGAGTTTAAGTGGTTAGGTAAAAAGATAGAGTATTTGAGAGATAAGAATATAAAAGATGGTGGTATGGTATATTGGAACAGACCTGTTCCCACAAAACAGATATATTCTGCCAATATAAATATTCTTATTGAATTGAAAAGGGCAATAAATGAGAAGTATAAAATTTTTTAATAGAACAATAGGTCTTAATGCAGACATTACTTTTAGATGTCCTTTAGAATGTCCTTCTTGTCAAAGACAATTTGCATTTAAAGAACGAGGTAAACCTGTTCACGGTCACGATATATCTTTAGACGATATAAAAAAACTTGCAAAACATTTTAAAGGTATTGATTTTTGTGGTCAACTATCCGATCCTGTCCATCATCCAAAATTTATAGAAATTTTAAAATACCTTTACGATAATAAGGTATATGTTAGTGTTCATAATGCTTCTTCAGCAAAACCAAAGTCTTGGTATATTAAAGCATTTAAAGCACATCCTAAAGCTGAATGGATATTTGGTATAGATGGACTACCTGAACAAAGTCACCTTTATAGAAAAAACCAAAATGGAGTAAAATTATATGATATAATGTTGGAAGCTAAAAAATATATCAAAGGTAAAATATATTGGCAGTATATTATTTTTAACTACAATGAAGATAATATAGAAGAAGCAAAAGAGATGGCAAAGAGAGATGGTATATCTTTGTTTATAGTACAATCATCAAGGTGGCGTAAAAACGACCCGCTTATACCTTCACATAAGTATAGGTTAAATAATAAACTATACGGCGCTCCAAGGAAGTTTATAAATGTTTAGACCAAAATGTTTAGTAGGTAAAATACAACTAGCATTAACAAATAGAGGACATTTAATACCTTGTTGTTGGTGTGATGAAGAGTGGAGTTTAAAAACTCCTGCATTTCAAAAACTATTAAAAGTTAGTAAAATTAGTGAGGTTGAGGATATTGAGGAAATATTATATTCAAAAGAATGGATGGAGTTTGAAGAAAAATTAAGAACAGAAAAAAATATACCTAAAATTTGTATTCAGCATTGTATGATTGAAGAAGAAGGAAAATATGCTGAAGATAGTAGAAAAATTGAAACAATTATAAATGAACAAGGCGTACAAGTTAAAAAAAATATAGTATGAAAAAAATATTATTAGCTAGTGGTTGTAGTTTTACAGATACAGGATGGATAAGTGATTTTCACGATATAGGTCCTAACGCTTGGTCAATGTGGCCCGAGCTATTAGCAAAAAAATTAGATATGCAATGTATAAACGTTGCCTATAGTGGAGCAGGTAATGAATATATTTACTCTTCTTTATTGGACGCAATAATGAGTATTCTTCCAACTTCATCTATAGGATTAGTAATTCCTGGTTGGTCACAGGTTTCAAGAAGAGATTGGAAAATAAAAAAGAAATGGAAAAATAATTCTGAATATGCAGGTGACCCTAGCACATTTTGGAATGATATGAAAGCTGATATAGATAAATCTTTAAGATATTATTATAGTCTTCAGGAGATATGTAAATCTAAAAAGATACATTATAAAGCGGTTCAAATGCTTCATCCATTTCGTGGTTGGTCTTGGAGTAAAGAAGAACAAAGACATAAAGAAAATGAACGATTTTATAATGTTGATTTTTTAAAACGTATTCATAATAGTATTTATTTTGATAAGATAGATGATAGTTTTATAGGTTGGCCAGGTTCACCAGAATTAGGTGGGTTTAGTATTAAGAGTGATATACTAAAAGGGTATGAAAAAGAAAGTTTGCCTTGGGCAGTTTCAGAAAGAGATAATCACCCTAATGCAAAAGGGCAAGAAAAAATAGCGGAGTTTTTATATGACAGGTTGGGATAGAGAATATTTAGCAAACAAAGAAGCGTATTTAAAAATCTTTGATAGTGCTATGCAACAAGAACAGGAACAAAATGTAGAGTTCCTTGAAAAGAGTCTTGCTAAAATAACAGGTAGAAAGTATGCTGTTGCGTGTAATAGTGGAACAGACGCTTTACATTTTGCTTTAATTAGTTTAGGTGTTAATTCTGGTTATGATGTATTGACAACTCAATTTTCTTGGATAGCAACAGCGTCTTGTATATCTATGGTAGGTGCAAGACCTGTGTTTTGTGAACCTAATATTTTAACTTATCATATGGATTTAGATAGTATTAAAAAAATGTGGACGCCAAGAGTAAAAGCGATAGTGTATCCACATCTATTTGGTAGTATGTCTGAAACAAAAGAGATATTAGATTTTTGTAAAGAAAAGAATATTGCATTTATAGAAGACGCTGCTCAATCATTAGGTGCTAGTTTAAATGATGTTAAGGCAGGTTCAATAGGAGATGTTAGTTGTTTAAGTTTCAATGCAAATAAAGTTGTTGCTGGTATCGCTGGTGGTGGGGCAGTCTTAACAGATGATAAAGACAAAGCAGAATTATTTAAGAAGTTAAGAAGACACGGCAACAATGAAGTGTTAGGTCGTAACTCAAAAATGTTAATGCTTAATGCTTGTTTTATTAACTTTAGATTAAAGAAGATGAACGAATGGATATCTAAAAGACAAGAGATAGCAAAACAATATGATGAACAATTAAAAGATTATGTGACCATACAACCATCAACAAATGGTCTTAATCATAACTATCACAAATATGTTATTAGATTACAAAATAAAAAAGTAAGAGATAAGGTTAAAGATATGCTAAATGCAAAAGTACATTATGATAAACCTTTGTCTGAAAGTCCTATGTATAAAAACATTAATCATAGAAAAGATAAACAGTTTATTAGTAAAATTATTTGTGATACTATATTGACATTACCTATACACCCTTATATGAAACAAGAGGAGATTGATGAAGTTATTAATAAAATTTTACTTTGTTTAGGATATGAAGAGAATATACTTGTAAAAAATATGAAAAGAGTATTAGGTGATGATGTATTTGACAAGAGTTTAATTAATGAAACAACTGAACCTATTTACGATTTTATTGTAGAGAAGACCTATCAAACACCAGAGTATATTGAAGACGTTGAGTTTAAAGACAAAAGAAAGTTGAAGATAGCATTTAATAAATTTTATGAAAACCTTACAAGAGATACAAAATAATTATTTAGCGGTAGATTTCTTTCTATCAATGTCTTGTAATAAAGACTGCCACTATTGTACAAGTTATACTTTAGAAATGAGAAACTTGACAGTAGATATGGTCTTTTTGAAAAGCACTTTAGAAAAATTTAAAAACTATAAGATGAGAATATGTTTACTTGGTGGTGAACCTGGACTAATTAAAAATTTAGATAAAGTTATTGCAGAAATTAAAAAGTATCCTAACTTTGTTTGTTCAGTATTATCAAACTCGTTTGTTAGAAAGAGATATCCTGAAGTATTAGAAGATAAAGAAATACTGTATGTTGAACATAACATATTAGACTTCTATGAAAATGAAGTAAAGATGTTAGGTAACTTTGATTTTGTACCTGAAAATGATATGAACAATTATAACGTAGTTGTAAAGACACCAAACTATTTTAAATATAAAGACAATCATAAAGAAGTAATAAAAAAGTTAGACCATAAAAATACTATGTGGAAAGCATTTAATGGCAGGTCACCAGAGTTTACAGATGTTATACAAGCGGATGAAATAGATAGAAAATTGTGTGCTTCTTTTCCAATGGTGCCTGTAATAAATTTTGAAACAAAAACTATAGTACATTGTAGTAAGAAGTTTGCTAATAATAAAGAGTTATCAAAAGAGTGGGACATTACACAGGAGAATGTTGATAAGATGATGAACTTTAGATTATTTAAATATGAAAACTATTGTAAGACTTGTACTGAATTTGTACCACCACAAGGACATTTTCCTATGAGAAAATATGCGAAGGTATTAAAGTGATTTATAAAAATAAGTTTGGTGAAGTTAATATACTAGATAAGGAATATTTCAATAATAAAATTGTAGGATTATCTATGTCTGGTGGTGCAGATAGCACTTTGTTATGTTATCTATTAGCAAAAACTATACAAGAAGAAAAATTAAATGTTATTATACAACCCTATAATGGTTATGATATTGATGTATCTGGTGATTCTGAAAAACTACCAAACATTATAGATTATATACGAAACAAATTTACAGATGTTGAATTAAGATGGCCGATAGCAACAGTTTTTAGAGGTAACTATAAAGATGTTAAAAATAATTATATAGGAACATTAAGAAAAAAACTTGAAGAATATAAAGTATATGATATTAGGATTATAGCAATTTCACAAGGTCCTCCTTTGGAAGCACAAACAAAGTTTAAAGCTAAATCTGGAC